ATCTTGGATCTGTAAACATCATCAATGCGTCTGGTTTTTCAAGTTGAATAAGCTGCCTTATTAATTCAGGACTACCATAACCATCTACAGGATAAAGAAACACATTTGCATCTTCAATACCTGCATTTTGATTTGTATCTGCACTTAAATCAAAACGTTTACCTTTATCAGGATGAGAAATAGCTCCCCCTACGTTTACCCAATTAAAATGATGAGCTGTGCCAATAACAATTTCGCGTGCCATAGTGGAAATACCACTTGTCATTCTAATATCATCACAAAGCAATAAAATTTTTTTTCGTTGTGCTTGTGGTATATACCCTTCTTTCATATAACTGTTTTAATTACTTTCTTCTGTTAGTTGTGTGTCTAATTGATTGTGAATTTGTTTTCTGAATTCTTCATTTGTTAAGTAAAGATACATACAACGTTCTGTTAATTTTTGAACACTGAATTTATGCTTTACACAAGCTATTTTAAATTGCTCAAATAAATCTTCAGGAACTTTCACGCTTGTTAGTTGCATTTTTTGTCCCATAGTATATATTTTGGATATAAATATATATAGGAACAAGAAACCGCATCATATATCAAAAGGAGTCATACTAAAGATAATATTATTTACTAAAGGACAATTAGTTTTTATATTATCTATAATATAACTTTTAAAATCTTCTGTATTGTTAAATGATAATAATTTATCATTATTGTAAAGTCTCATTTTTGTTTGTTCTAATATATCTAATTTATTAATAATTAAATCAGTAACTCCGTTTATATTAGCTGCTTTGATTAAATCATTTATATTTAACCAACTAATTTGTCTTTTTCTACCTGTTGTTGCTCCATATTCGTTTCCTAATCTTCTTATATCATCAAATATATCAGATGGTACTTCAAACATTTTATTCCCAACATAAGTTCTGTATGCTTTAGCTATACCGTATATTTTAGTTATTTTTTGAGGAGGAACACCATTTAATATAGCGCTACCAACAGTACAGTGGGATGATGTGACATATGGATAATCACCCCAATCAATATCTAATTCAAATCCTTGTGCTCCTTCAAATAATACTTTACATTCTTGATCTCCATGAAGTTCTTCATAGATATCAATTTTATTTACTTCAGAGCGTGTTTCTACTCTTATTCCTTTTCTACCATACTTGTCTCTATAAGCAGGACCATTACCTGTTTTTGTTGTACCTATAATAGTATCTTGTAAATCTTCAAGAAAATGTTTTGATTGTATTATATGTGTTCGTTTATCTACAAACAAATGTTTTCTAATATCAAAACCAAAAGATTCTAAATATTCTATTTCTGTTCTTAATTTACTAGTATCAACTACACAACCAGGACCAATTATAGATTTAATTCCATATAACACACCAACAGGAATAAAATGTGTTACTATTTTTTGATCATTATGATATACAGTATGGCCTGCATTTCCTCCTCCATTATATCTTACAACATGAGTATATTCCCCTGATTTAGCTAATGAATGAGCTACTTTACCTTTACCTGTATCTCCAGCTTGTAAATCTACTATTACGTGAGCGTAATTAATCATTTATTTAATTTTTATTACAAAGTTCAGGTTTATCACTGTAGGGGCACCATTTGCAACTACTTTCACCTACATTTTTAAGGTATAATTTTATTTGTGGTTTTCCAAACTCATCAAAACAATCTTGTACAAATGAATTAAAGTTATCTATTGCCTCTTTTCGTTTGATTTTTCCGCTTGCTGGTTTAAAAGATTGAACTCGGGGAATTGAGTATTCAGTGTTTTCATAGATTTTTCGCTTAACGATGAAGAATTCGACTTCGATTTGTTCAACGTCGTATCCATACTGTCTGGAGAAATATTCTTTGTAAAGTAAGATTTGAGCAGTTTTTTTACTGTCTTTTTTCTCGTAGTCACTCCATCCACGAGTTGACGTTTTGATGTCATAAATGTATATTTTATTTAGTTCTTCATCATATAAAGCAAAATCAATAAATGCTTTGTAGTAGATATTGTTTGCTATTTTTAAAATTAAAGGTAATTCTATACCTAGTAGTTTTACTTTTCGAATAGTAAATAATTTATTTCTATTCTTTTTAATCCAACTTAACATAGTAATACCATCATCAAAGAACTCACCCATTTCTCCTGCAGTAGTAAAATGATTACCTGCTGCTTTATACTCCTCAGCGTATACTTTTCTAAAGCGTTCTTGAAATAGAGCTTCTAAATCCATCTTATCAGCTGCTGCTCCACTAATATTATACATTGTAGTAATATATTCTTGAAGCGTTTCATGGAATGCTGTTCCAAATACAGTGTGAATAGATGCTTGATATGGTTGTTTATTCTCTACATAAGTAAGATACCACTGATGTGGGCACTTAGCCCACATCGAGTATTGAGAATAAGATACAGTACGGTTATATTCATAATTTATTTCTGGCGGTTGGAAATTCTGAATTTTTAATTCAATATCAGAATACTTTTTCTTTGCCATTAATTTCTTGTTTGATTTTTTCTAAATATAGAATAGCGTCCATATGTTCTTGCTTTGCATGTTCAATCCACTCTAATAATGATAAATCATTACGATCTAAATCAACACCATACTTTGCTTTACCTTTAGTAGCTCGTTCTTCAAACTGCTGAATAATTGAAGTAACAATTGAGTCTAGAGCGGGCTTCTCTTCTACTTGATTATCTATATATTCCATATAGTCTTGAAATGGTTTTAAATTATCCATTGATTTGTAACATTATATTTTCTATTTCTTCTTTAGAAAGCATATCAATATATTCTTTAGCTTCTTTTTTACTAATTTCAAAATATTGAGATATAGCTTCCACTTGCTCTACTTTATATTCCTTTTTATTTTTAGCTTTAATGTATTTAAGATACTTATATTGTTTAGGAATAAGATCTTTATATAAATTATAAAGATGTTCTCCTTTCATTATAAATGTATTCTTTTGTACTACATTAACTACTTCACAATAATCAGGATCCATTGAAAGTATTCTATTACACATCCAATTATTAAATGTATTTTTTTCTTCCTCAGGAATATCACACCAATTATCTTTAGTGGTAGTTATTCTTTTTATTATATTAAAAATAGTAGCAGCCATTTATTAAATTTAATTAATTTTTTTTATATTCCCAAATATAACCATAGGCTGTTTTTTGTTTACCTTTACAACAAGTCGATATATTAGAAGTAGGATATTTTAATACTCTTTCTATTTCAGTAAAACTATCCCATTCTTGTATAAAGTTTCCATTTTTTGATTTTTGAATAACAGTTATATTATTACCATGTTTATTATTATACCCAGGAAATACATTAGTATAACTCCAAACAAATCCTTGAGAAGTTTTATTTTTACCAGATAAATTATCTTTTATTCCTTTACCATATTTTAATTCAGCTTTAACTATTGATTCCCACTCTTGTATAAAGTTACCATTTATATCAAACTGGTATATTTTAACAGAATTGGATTTACTAGTTATTGATTTTATATGATTTGTTCTTTTATATTTACCTGCTTTTCCTTTATTAGAGTTACTAATTTTTAATTTAGTTTCATTACTTACTTTACCTCTACCATTACCTAATTTTAAATTTAAACCATTTAATCCTAATACATTATAAAATAAACCCCAATATATTTCTCTATCATTCAGTTGTTCAATAGTACATTCTTCTATTACTTCAAATATATGATTAATAGGATTATATTTTATTAAAGAATTATATAATTTAATTTGTTTTTTACATCTTTTTAATTTATTGTATTCTTCCCATCGTCTCTTTATATTTTTAGATTGACCAATATAAATTTTGTTATTTGGATTTATTATTTTATATATTCCTATCATATCAATAAATATATAGAATCATAGAAAAAACACTATTTATCATTAGTCATTAGTAATTTCTTGAATCGTCGTTATATTTATTCTTAGCTTGTTCTTGTGCTCTACGATAATTTAGTTCTTCTTCTAAACTAGTAACCATTCCACTTAGTGCTTGCATTCGTTCTCCAGCAGCATTAAGTTGAGCGACCAATGCTTTTTTCTCTTCATTTAAATTAACTACATATTGCCTAAGTTGAACAATCTCTTGTTCCATTTGTTCTTGTTGTTCTTTTTTCATTTTATTTATTTTAAATATATTAAACATTATCTTGACTTCTTAATTGCATAGGTATAAATTGTTCATTTACGTGACCACATTTAGTACAGACAAACACAGAAATAGGAATAAGAGCATCCTGAGCGGTGCCTGTTACGAAACGAGATGCTTTTCGAAGCATAAATCCTTCTTGAAAAGTTTCATTACTACATTCATCACAGGCAACACCTGTTGTTTTATCTAATGTAATATTTACATTAAGTTGTTGTTCCATTATATTACTTGTTTTTTAATTGTATCTAATATTCTGCTTATTGATGCCATAAAGTTTATTTCTTTATCAGGTACTACATTTGCTCTCCAGCTATATTCATCTAATATAACTGATACTTGAGCATCGTTTCCATAGCTAAATTCACTTAGATTATCAAACATATATCTAAAAACTACTTGAAAATCGTCTACTTGTTCATCAGCTATAAGTTGACGAACATCATACCAAGCTTTATTATCTCGTTGTTTAAGTATTTCTACCAACTTTTTCATCCAATTAACATTCAATGAAATCCATTGATATTTTCCATCTACAACACCGGCTTGTAAGTTTTTAATAACAGAACGAATATCCGGGTAATATTCTTTAATAAGCATAGCTACATCTTGAATATCATATTCAACTTCTTCAACATCAAGAATATTAGTACAAACATGCCTTGCAACATCACCTTTAGATGGAGGTGTTAATTTATGAACTTCACAGCGTGATTGGAGAGGTTCAATTAAACGTTCAATATAATTACAAGTAAGAATAAAACGAGTAGTAATTGAATATTCTTCAATTAGATTTCTAAGTGCAGCTTGTGCTGGTTGAGTTAAGAAATCTGCTTCATCTAGAATAACTACTTTAAGTGGTTTAAATGTAGATGTAGAAGCAAATGTTTTAACTTTATCTCTAATCATATCAATACCGTTCTCATCACTAGCATTAATATAGAGATAATCACAATTTATATTTTTAACAATTAGTTTAGCAAGTGTTGTTTTACCTGTTCCTGCTGTTCCACTAAATATAAAATGAGGTATATCATTTGAAGCAATACAAGCAGCGATGCGGTTTTTAACCGCATCGTTACCTATATATTCATCTAATATTTTACTACGATATTTTTCAATCCAAAGAGAATGTTGTTTTTTCATAACTTAAATATATAACTTTTATTTTGCCTTCTCCACTATATCTATATCTTTTATTTTAGTAGTCAGAACATGATTCTTCTATCTGGCTATTATTTAGTAAAATAATCTTTTAACAAAACGCATTATAGAACCTCCTATAGTCTTGTATCTTGGGAATCCTTCTACTTGCCATCTCATTTTATATTTCATGTTATTTATTTTAAACAATAAGGACAGAATTCTGTCACCTAGCTATTTTAATTTATTGTTTCATATGTGTAATTGCATTTTACACATTTATAAGTTTCACGAATGTATGAATTTGTGATTCCAAAACCAATATCGTTTCCTTTAACAAATTTAGAATCAATTAAATCATATTTATGTTGTCCACCCATAGAGCATCTACCACTAAAATATAGATAAAACATAAATACAAGCGGAGGTAAACTAAAAAATATAATAATTAATAAACTGTTCAAATTCATAATTCGTCGTATTCATGATTGCATTTATAGCAATAATATCTATGGGTATTATTAGAGTAAAACGCAATTACTTTTTTCTTTGACCCCCAATGCCAAAAATTACACCATAAAACTTTTAGTTTGACCATAACTATTATTTTTTGTAGTCAGAACAGGATTCGAACTCTGTATTTGTGGAGGATACCCACCACAATCCCACCCACTCACGAGGGAGCGTCTACCAATTCCGCCACCTGACTTCCTTTTATTTAATTAAATTTACATTTCTAAATTTGCCATCCCAAAATCATCTGTCTTTTTCTTTTCAGATGGTTTGTCATGTATTACTGCTTCTGTCATTAGTAATGTAACTGCAGCAGCAGCAGCATTTTCAAGAGCACAACGTACTACTTTAGTTGGATCAATAATACCTGATTTAAAAGCATTAACTGTTCTTTCTCCTACAATATCAGGTACAGCATTTTCTTCTTTTAAAATTGAAATCCATTCGTAATAGTCTTCACCAGCATTAGATAGGATTTTATTGAGTGGAGCAGAACATGCTTTGAATACTATTCTACCTCCTAATCCAAAATCGCTATTATCTCTATTATTAATAGCGTTTCTACTATTGAATAATGCCATGCCAGCACCGGCTACAATACCTTCTTCGAGTGCGGCTTTAGTTGCTTGAAGTGCATCGTCAATACGATCTTTTCTCTCTTTCATTTCAACTTCAGTACCTCCACCCACATTAATAATAGCTACACCACCAATCATTTTTGCTAAACGATCTTGTAAGCGTTCAACTTCATAAGGTGAATTTGCATTATCGATTTGAGACTTCAATTCATCAACACGAGCGTCAATTTTTTCAGCTTTACCTTTACCATCTACAATAGTAGTAGTATCTTTACCTACAGTAATAGTTCTTGCTTTACCAAACCATTCCATATTGAAGCGTTCCAATTTCATACCTTTTTGAGGTGAAATTACAGTACCATCCGTTACAACAGCAATATCTTCTAAAATTAATGTTCTACGTTCACCGAAATCAGGTGCTTTAACAGCTACTACTTTCAATATGCCTCTCATTTTATTTACAATGAGTGTTGAAAGTGCTTCACCATCAATATCTTCAGCAATAATAAGTAATGCTTTATTTTCTTGTGATACGCGTTCAAGTACAGGTAATAGATCTTTTACAGCACTTAAACGACCATCATACAATAAAATCAAAGCATCGTTGAGAACAGATTGCATTGTGTTGTTATCTGTTACCATATATGGTGACTTATAACCACGATCAAATTGAAGTCCTTCCACTACTTCGAGTGATGTTTCACCGGAGCGTGACTCTTCAACAGTTACAATACCATCTCTTCCTACTTTATCAATAGCAGTAGCTACTAGCTCACCTATTTCTTCATCTCCATTAGCTGATAATGTAGCAATTTGTTTAATTTGCTTTTCATCAGTAATGTCTATTGATATTTCTTTTAATTCATTAATTACTGCTTTAACAGCTGCTTCAATACCATACTTTACTTGAGTAACATTAACTGATGGTTTTGATGTTGCTTCAAGTGCTTGATTAGCGATATTATAAGCCAACAACGTTGATGTTGTTGTGCCATCACCTGCTTGATCAACTGTTTTTTGTGCTGCTTGCTTAATTACAGTAGCACCCATATTTTCAATTGGATCTTCTAAAGTAATAGTTTTAGCTACAGTAACACCATCTTTAGTTGATACTACTTGTCCATGTTCTTTTTCAATCAACACATTACGTCCAAAAGGACCCATTGTTACTGTTACAGCGTCGTGTACTTTTTTAATACCGTCCTGTAGTTTTTCTTTTGCTTCTCTATCAAATTTAATTATTTTACTCATATTTTATTTATTATTAATCTTCTATTACAGCAAATATATCTTGTTCTTTATATATAAGATATTCTTCACCTTTTATACTAATACGTTGTCCTCCAAAAGCAGGAAATGTAACTTGCTGTCCTACTTTTAATGTATTGGGAATTAAGTTTCCATTTAGTCCTATCATTCCGGGCCCAATAGCTATTACTTCTCCTAACATAGCTTTTTCTTTTCCTAAATCAGGTACTACAATGTTTCCATACATTGTTTCAGTTTCATCTTGTTGTTTAATCACGACGTGATTATGCAATGGTTTTATTTTCATAATTTTTCTATTTCTTGTTTTACTTCTTCCCAATAATTAAAATCCCATCCTCCACAGTTTTTGTCAAGCGCATTCATTATTTGATCAACCGCAGAAGATGCAACTTTTTTAGATTGTATTCTTTTAAAATGAGTTATTAAATTTTCATTATAATAATAAAAATCAAGTAACTTTTCTGCTTTTTCTTTCGGTGTCATAACATTATTTTAAAGATACTGACAGGTCTCTTAAATTCAAAACTTATTTAATTGTAACCTTTGTTGGCTTATTTTCTTTTGCAAATGGAATATCCAAAGTCAATAATCCTTTTTCCAATTTAGCTTCTAGCTCTTGGAGATTATATTTACTTGAAATTTTCCAAGCAAGATCAAAACTTGATTTTTTAATTGTGCGCAATAGATATCTATATTCATTCTTTTCTGCTTCCTCCTCCTTATCACTTTTACGATAAGCAACACGAAGTGTTTCTGAGTCAATAATAATGTCAATATCTGATTTTTCAAGACCTACTGCTGCGAGTTCAATACGTAAACCATTATCTGTTTCTTGGATATCGCAAGGGATTCCTGCTACTTTTTCTTTGATTGGTTTGTAACCATCATTTGAAAAAAATGATTTCCAAAGAAGATCAAATTCTTCATCAAATTTCCAAAAATCATTATACGTGGGGTAATTAGTGAAGGTATTTGTTACATAACCTCCTGTTGTTGTTCCTACGAGGTATTGATTATTACCTCCTGTTAATGCAAATGCACCTGATGTGCTGGTTCCGTTTGTTACTACGAACACGTCTGTAGTTTTACTCATTTTGTTTTTATTTGTGCTCCCCTAAGGTGAGCGGGTTAATTAATAATTCGTAACGTGAGACCTGTCAAGTATCTCGTATATAAATATTATTCCTTTGGGGGAAGATAATATGTGCTTTTAATATTTCTTTCATCTGTGAATTCTAATTTTAGAATTCCATTCTCATCAAACCAACCACGACCTGTTGCTCCTTTATTTTCAACAAATATTTCTTGAATATAGTTGGCGTTGTATATAAATGCGGAAGACGGTAATGTCATTTCACTAGCTAACGTATAGAAGTCAATTTTATCATCGTGTGATGTTTTACCACCTAAAGTAAAGTAAATATTTTTTTCTTGTTCTTCACTATATGCAGCTTGAATTTTAACTTCATCACTACCTAGTGCTTTTTTAGCTCTAATATAACGATCAGTTAGTTCTTTATCAATATCAAACGAGTAATCAAATGTAACTTGACTTTCATCTAATACCATTGTTTCAATAGGTATCATTCTTAAATCAGCAAGATGATAAGTCAAGTCATATTCATTATCTGCTATTAATAATTTAGTAGTAACATTATTACGTGTTTCAGTATTTAATGCTATAAATTGATTTGTAATGCCTACTAATTTAAGTAATTTATTTGTGTCGTATATTCCTAAAACACAATCATTAATTTCAAATCCAGGAGCTTCTACTACACCGCATAAATCCATTGTAGGTGAAGTAAATTGTATTTGTACTTTTTCATCTTTAATTATCCACTTTACTTTTTCATGTATTCCATTTAGGTAATACTTTTCAATGACTGAGAGTAGTAATTGTTTTTCCATAACTTAAATATAAGATTTATGTTTTGCCTAAATAAATCGAAAATACTTATTTACTTTATCATTCAAACTAGGAAACGACCAACCTAAATCTTCATAAATACCTTTTAATTTATTTAATAGTGTTGATTCGAATCCTTCATCTCTATCAGCAAACTTATCAATTAACTCAACAATAAAATCAGGATCATTACCTGTAAATCCAATTACATCTATACTATATGGGTTTGTTTTAAGTTGAATATATTTCATTTTATCACCAGCAGTAAACAATGGATATTGTTTATGTACTTTTTTAAATTTAAGTAAGTCATTATAGTATATAGCTGCTTTAGTGTTAATAGGACATTTTAATTTTAGTGTTGAGAATATTTCACCTGCTTTAGGAGCACGTTCAATGTATGATTCAATTTGTTTTACTCCTGTAGGTTTAGCTATTTCTTCAATAGGCATTGTTTTAACATACTTTTTAAAATCAATTATCTTTTGATCTATTTCTATTTTAGGTTTACCAAACATAATATCTTTAAGTAATCCCTCACCAAATTCAGAATATAGAGGTGTCATATTTGATTTCATCAAATCAAGACCCATCATTATCATTTCATCAGCAGTAACACCTTCTTTATTTACAATGTACATTGCATAACGACGTTTACCTGCGAAATAACCTCTTTCAATAACTACTTCTTGTTTTAATTCGAAGTAATGATCACGTTTTCCAACATTAAAATGTTCTCTAACTATATAATCAATATTATCGTTTGCTGCTTTTTGTATTTCAGTGGCAATTTCTAGTACAGCTTTAACGTATTCTTCTTTAGTTGTTGTTTCTGGGTAACGTTGTAATACTAAGTCTTTACACTGAATGAATAATGAGTCTGTGTCTGATGTTACGACATAATCTTTATCTATAGTGTCTAATTGCTCATTCATCCATTTATTAACAAACTTAATTGACTCTTGTGTTACACGCTGACCACTGAGCGTTATAGCTTTAGATATCATTTTATGACCATCAGTATAGCGCCAACTATTGACAGCATAACAACCATAAACGTCATTTAGTTTGATTTTATATGCATGTTGGCGTCTATTATAGAACTCACCTTTAACAGCATCACCTGATTTGTATGCTTTTTTCATTAGGTTTTTATACTCAACTCGCTTATTAAACCAATCAGTTAATACTTCACATACTACCGATGATTTATCAGTTCTAAACATAGCACCAGATGCTGCTATCATCCATTTATTATCTTCAATTAAACCAATTAATGCACCTACTTTTACTTGTGCTTGTTGAGTTGAACGTTTTTCATTTAGTCGCTCAATAGTGATTATTTGTTCAGGATCCATTTGTTTTAGATCATTTAACGTCCAATTATTATCATACTTATTTTTATTTATAATACGACCAATGAACGTTTCAATTCCTATGTTAAGCGAACGAATAATAGATGGATATAGTGATGTAAAATCTAAATCAATAACCCACTCATATAATCCAGGGGTTGGATCTTTTAAATAACCACCAGCATATTCTTCTTCAAGCTGTTTAAGTGCAGGATTAGTAGTTGTAGGTTTATTAGGTGAAACTATACCTTGACGTTTTAGATAAGTCAATATAGCGCCATCGTTTAGTACAGTTGATAAATAGATCATTTCATAAGGTACATGACATAGATGACAAATTGCAACCGTTAGTTCAATAAATTTGAATTTCTTTTCTAATTCAATAATAATTTCTACGTCACGTAAGTTATATTCAACGTATTTATTTACATCTTCTTTGAACAATCTATCTAAACTACCTTCATAATCTACCTTACCTAAATTAACATATTTTACTCCTATATCGTTTAGTTTATATGATGGTTCTTGCTTCATAACGTACTTCTTATGAAGCAACATATAATCTAAATGATTAATACCTGCTATTTCAATTGGTTGAGATGTATCCCACTCGGTAAATTTAAACTTACGGATTGGAGACAAACGAGCTGCTTCATCAGCTCCTAATACATTGTTTAGCCTATAATATAGATAGGGAATATCAAAGAAACCACTATTCCATCCAGTAATAATAGTCGGGTCTACTGTTTCCCATAATTCAAGAAATAACAATAGTAATTCTTCTTCATTAGCACAAGGTACTACTTGTTTATTTTCTTCATTTATTGGTTGTAATTGATTTTTTTCATCTAATATTAAGCAATAATATTTTTTGCCGGTAGCATCATACAATGAAATTGAAGTGATTTTCATTGGTGCTGATTTAATATATTCAGTAGTTAGAGCACCACCAATTTCACACTCAATATCAAAGTAAACTATATTATGCCATTCAGGAGTATCATCACTGTCTTTATACTTATTAATTAACACAGCAGTAAGTCGATCGATATCTGCTTCATATAAATGGTTATCAGTCCATTTGTATTTAGTAGTTAATTTAGCTCGCTTACCATCTAGCGTTTGGTATTGACCGTTATCGTCTATTTGAAAGCGAGGTACTGTATATTGGAATTCGGTCCATCCTTGATTATCATCACGTAGATGATAGCTGTACGATTTATTGTCGTAGAATATTGCTTGATACATAACTTAAATATATAACCTTTATTTTGCCAAAAATTAAATTAGTAAGGAGTTAAAACATGATCAGATGCTATTCCGTTTTGTTCTAACCACTCCATTGCTTGATTATAAGTTAAATTTTCTACAATTATTGTATTTGTAAGAATATCTAATATATAATATAATTGTTCCATTAGCTAAAAGTTACTGTTATTGTTTGAGTAGATTGACCACATGAACTGCCATTTAAACCACCCCAATTACTATTTTTAATCATGGGTCTTACTGTAAATGTAGTTCCACCACCACAATCACAAGTTCCACTACTTGTTAAATAAATTGAATTAGCATCTGCCGTTCCTTGCACACATCCTTGAATTACTCTCCAAGTTCTAGATCCAATTGTTACTGAGAAGTTAGTACCTGTAGTTGCTGTTCTTAAAGCATTAGCAATGTTTTGAACATTAGCATCAGTAACAGTAATACTAGCACCAAGATTATTTGATATAGTCATTGTTGTATATGTTCCTGTTAATTGGCTTCTAAATGTTGTCCAAGCATTTTCTATTGTTGCTCCTGGTGCTTGACCTCCAGTAAATGTTTGAGAAAATGTTACACCACCACCTCCTCCTCCTCCGGAAACAGACATCGTTATTCTTCCCATATTGTTATTATTAACAAAAGTAAAATTACCTGAATTATTTGTATTTGATAAAGTTAGTGGCATCAAATATAAATATTCAATTCTATTTCTTCAGGAGTATAATTGTAGAAATGTTTATAACTATGTAAGAAAGCAACATCAGGTTGTTCTTCCATTGGGATACTCCATCCTGTTTTATCCCACCAATTACCTATATTTTTGGAATCATATTGAGCCCAATCTTCCCATACTCCACTAGTATAACCATTAAATTGAAAAATAAAAGATAAAGTAGCATCACACCATTCAATTGGTCTGCTATCTAATACTTTAATTTCATCCCAAGGAATATTATTTATGTTTTCGTAAATTTTAATAAATTTTTCTCTATTGAATATAGCACCTCCACACGCTCCATAACTTTCTAAAGAACCTAATTTGCTCCAGTGATTTCTAGAATGATCAGTTATATTAAATTTATTTTTAAGATAACTATATAATTCAGGAGTATATAAAGGACCATTTGCTCCTGAGATGTCAAATTGAGGAGGTTTAATTATTTGTCTTTTACACCATACATCGTCTTCATAGTGTAAAACCCAATCAACATCTTTTAAAACAGTAGTGCATGCTTTATATATTCTTTCTAACCAATCTAATTGACCGTTTTCTTTAATGAATACTCTTCCTGAATGAGGATTATTAATTCCAGTTTGTTCTAAATGTTCATAATAACAATTAAATTTTTCTGCTACTTTTTCTAATATATTACTTCCATCTTCATATAACATTACTGGAATATCAGGATAAATTTTTCTAAGTTGTTCTAAGGCTTTGTAGCATGCTACTAATTTATGTCCTGATTGGTAAAATACTCCTAGTTTCATAGTATTATATCTTTTCTATTTATCCATTCTCCATCTTTATTTACAGGCCAGTAAACCCACTTATATGGTTTAGTAAATGATTTAAAATGTATTTGTAAGTTTGGAGTGTATTCTGTTAGATCAAATCTATATATTACTTCTTCTTTTTCATTTTCAACACCAATATAAATAAAGTTAAAATCTTCTGTTGGTGGAATACTTAAAGTTAAATTATATTCTTCTTCTACTATTAAGTCCCAATCAGAATCATCATTAACAGGTGGATTAATTCCTTTTAATGTATCTGGATGTAATCTTTTATTTTTAAAATTAATACCAGCATATAACTCATAATCGCGGTGAGTACGTACTGTACCTAAACCGTATTCACCTAAATCAATATTATTATCTTCTTCTTGTAGCATATGACGTAAACGGCGTTTACTATCATTATCCATTTCCCACCATGGTTTTTCTACATTATTAGCTGGGGTAAAATCATCCCAATGTTTAGTTCTACCTTCACGAGTATATTCATGCCATATTATTGTTTTATGAGGATGAAATAAATCATATCCTAATGTATATGACCTAATTGATAAACTAATTTCATCACCAGCAAAATAAATATTAGGATCGTATTTATATTCTTCACAATGAATACCTAGTGTAAAGAAAAAATGACCACTAACAAATCTAGCAGGAATAGGAGCAGTTAATGTTTCCCAATCAGGTATAGTATGAGGTCTGAATAGTATAGTACCACCTGATGTGAAGTTAGAGGCAACCATTTTGTATGGCTCTATATTCAATAATTCATTATTAAGAGGACGATACATTCCTGCATACGAAGTAATAATAGGTTTAGGTGAATTAGTTAATTGCATCATTTCAATTAACTCTTCATCCCAATCTTGTAAGAAACGATGATGTGAGTCTAATTGTAAAGTATATTTTTCACCTTTCCATAATTTTTGAATTAAACTTCTAGCCCAACATAATCCTTTACTTTCACTCCAGTGTTTATCTATTATAGTGAAACAAGAATCACTAGCAAATTCAGCTAGCGATTCTGTTTCATCTCGTTGCCAACAAATGCCAAATGTAAGACGCTCAGGATATTTAGCTTTAGCTATACAATCTCTAATTGTAGGAACTAATTCAGGATCTCTATATGATGCTATCTGAATGAATATTTTATCCATTTCTTTGTTTATCATTTTGCCACTGTCCATCATACATTTCTGTGGGTGTGCATTCGTAGAAGTAAATTTGAGCTACCCGAGCATCTTTTTCAATAAAAATAGGCTCAAATACATAAAGTAATGTACCCATATTCTCTGTTTTAAATCCAGGATCAAATACTGGGCTATTAATGATAGCTCCGTTACGGTAAAGTGAAGAGCGTTGTTTGATAAATGCTACTCTATTATTTGGGATAGTACAGCCTTCATTAAAAGTAATATCGTATACACCTTCATATAATAACCATCCTTCACAACCATCTAATTTAATGGACTCTATTGGTTTATATGTAGTTAATTCAGTTTTATCTTTTAATACTTTACCGATTTTACCATCAGCATGGTAAACATCTGCACTAATTTTATTACCTATTTTTTGTACTGCTTTTAAACTAAGATCAAAACCTACTTGCGCTGGTTTGCCTTTAGTGTGTTCTAATTTTAATAGATTTTCTTCTAGTATTTGATTTACGTTTAACATAACATTGATTTTTAAATAGAGATAGGCGAAAGATAATTAAATCTTTTCGCCTATCCAAATTAAACTAAATTAAATTACTTTTTAGTTTTTTTAACGATTTTTGGAGCTTCAACAGCTACTGGTTCTTCTACTTTAGCTGGTTCTTCAACAGTAGCAACTGGTTCTTCAGTAGCAACTGGCTCTTCAACAGCAGCGGGTACTTCAGTAGTAGCTGGTTTGGAAGCAAACAATTCTACAAGCATTTTTAAAGGTCCATCAGGTAAGAATCGACCAATAACAACCACAGCAGCTGCTATTAAAGCGTTTACTAATGTTACTTCACCAGTAGTAAGTTGTTCTTGTAATACTACAAAGAAAGCAGCTAAAATACCAACAATAGATGTAACTGGGGAATCACCTAAAATTTTCTTAAGCATAGTTTATAAATTTGGTTTTCAATAAATATATGATTTTAACGATAACCTTCCATTCCTAGTTTAAGCATATCTAATACTTCTGCTTTAGCTGTTCTATTAATTTATATTAATAATAATTCTGTTTTCTTTAGTAAATCCTTCTCCATTTACTACCATATCACCATTTGCATTCCTTTCTGTATCTACAATACAGTATCTCCATCTTAGTCCTTGTAGTTTACTTACCACTTTTGATATTTTACACCAAGTAGGTTTAAACATATCGCTCGCTGTATCTATGTCATCTAATAGCCTAAACATTTTCTCAATAATATGAATTAATGTTGCTATATTTATACCTCTTCTCTGGGTTGTATCAATAGCATACGTGTCTTCAATCATTTTAACTAAATCATCATCAACAGCATGTGCTTCTTTTGCTTTATTATAACAGTATTCTACATAGTTTTTATTACCTTCTATACCTTCATACCCTTCAAGAATATTTTCAATAGAACATAGTATGTCTCTTAATCTGTCTGCTGCATATAGCATTTCATGTTTATTATTCATTTTTTATATTTTAAATTTTCAAATAAATCCATGACAAGAAATATAATTTATTAGTATAGAGTTTGAATATTCAGTTTTAACATTTCAAGTACTTCTGCTTTAGCTGTTTTATTATGATCGGAAAATACACCAGATACTTCACTTGTTACCATTGAAGCTCCTTGATGTTTTACACCTCTACAACTTACGCATTGATGTCCTGCATGTACTATTACCATTACTCCAATATTATCTTCACATATAGCATCAATAGCATTATGAATTGCTACTGTAAGTTGTTCTTGAATAGCACCTCTACGAGCAAAATGTTCTACTACACGATTTAATTTACTTAAACCAACTACTTTACCATCTTTACCAGGTATATAGGCAACGTGTGCTTTACCTAGAATTGCTTGATGATGGTGTGAACACATTGATACGATTGGTATATCGCGCTCTAAAATAATACCTGTGTATCCATCACTTGGAAATGCAGTAATGTCTGAAGGTAATTCATATCTACCTTTCCATAGATCAAACACATAAGCTTTAGCTACGCGGCGTGGCGTTTCCATACTGTTTGGATCGTTTCTCCAATCAACACCTAATGCTGTAAGAAAATTGCCATAAGCTATTTCAGCTTCATCTACAATTTTCCATTTTTCATCATCAGTAAGTGAACGATGATATCCATCCTCAATAAGAGAAGCCAAATGATTTGAAATACCATTTGCAAATCCAGGTTGTGCTGTTTCTAATGCTTCAACATTAGCGATTTTTCTACGTTTATTCTCCATATTCTTCTTTATACATTATTTTAAAATAACATTTTTCACATAATTGACCTGCACCTTCAACGTAATAATTTCTTTCATCTATGTGATCTGATTTAAGATAAGTAGTATCTTCATTACAGACGATACAATACTCTTTTTCATCGGTTAGTTTTTCCATTTTTATCGTTTTTGTCAGCAAACCAAATAGCTATTTTTAGTAAGGATAAAGGAAAAGCTGCTGTTACTATTAAACCTGCTATTAGGTATATTATTTTCAATATTATTTCTTTTTATTATGTGCTATTGGTCTTCCATTTTCATCTAATAATACAAATACAATTTTTTCAACTCTAATAATAGTTTGTTTAGTATCTTTATTTCGTACTTCACATACGATAGTAATAGATGTTGTACCTACAGACACTAAATCACATCCTATCTCAATAACATCACCTGTCTTAGCTGAAGATACGAAATTAATTTCGCTCATTGCCTTAGTAACTATATTTGTTTTATTTAGTTGGCAAATAGCAAATATAACTGCTTCTTCGTCTATCCATTTTAAAACTTGTCCACCAAATAAAGTACCTCTAGCGTTTAAATCGCTTGGTTTAATTAGTTTTCTAGTTCTAAATTTCATTATACATTAAGTGTTTTATCCCAAGCTGAAATATGTAAGCGAGTTAAACCACGGAATTTGTATTTTTTAGCCATTTCTAATACAAATTGAGTACGCTCATGAAAATCAGCTTGATTATCTAATCCTGGCATACAAACCACTTTGGAAAGCGGTATACTAAATTCATCAACAAAGTCACGTAGTAGTTCATTAACATCTTCTTCATTTGATATAACAAATTTAAATTGGTAATTACTATGTTCCATTATGCGTTTAATAGCTTCGGGTACGATACGTTGTTTAGCTGGTAAGCCTGAATTTGCTAGTTTAGGTGAGCAGTTGATTTGATCAAGTATTTTAAATAAAGATTTATCAATTATAACTGTACCATTTGTTTCTATTTCATAGTATGGACTAATCTCTTCCACGTCTATAAGTGCTAATTCTTCAAGCATCCAATAGCCAGTAAAATTAACTATTGCTTCTTGATGTCCTTTAATTGTGGGTTCACCACCAGTCCAAATAATATGAATATTACCTTTTAAAATATCATCATAGATACCTTGTTCTTTCCAACGGTCAATTAGATATTGAAAGTCCTTATCTTCACCTCTCCAAGCCCATTGTGAGAGAGAATCACACGTCCATGTTGCTTTACCTTCAGCATGAAGATCACCAACAATTATCTCTCCATCTTCTAATAATTTATCTTTAACTATTTGATTCATATGTTTTCTAGATAGTCCGCAGCTAAGATTGCATATTCCCAGTCTTACAAAATATGAAGGTACTCCTGTGCTTACTCCTTCTCCTTGCACTGAAAAAAAGTCACTTGATATGAGCAACTTATTCGGATCTATTTTTGACATAATTTTAAAATTTTATTTTCTGTTTTATTACGTATTTTAATATTATTCTGAGTTAGGATTATTCGAATTAAATTATTGTTGCATTTATATTTTCTGCCTAAGTCACTCAATGTATATCCTTTCTCATATAAAGATATAATTTCATTTTTGACTTCCCAAACTTCAGGTCTATCTTTTTTCATTGGTTTTTCAATGTTGTCCTTTCTATTTCTGAGTTGTATTTTATTTTCTATAAGGCGTTTTGTAACGAATGAGGTACTTTTATTAAAATGATTAGCTATTCTATTTACACTCCATTTATCTTCACTGTATAGCTTGATCAATTTATTTAGGTATGTTTCATCAAACTCTAAATCACGAGCACCAGATGTTATTGAATTTTTAAATCGTATTTGTTGTGATTCGGAAGCTGTTCTTAAAATATCATTACATATTATTTTAATAGTACCTCTATCACATTTATATTTTTCAGCTAATATTGTTCTAGGTATTCCTTGTTTATATTGCTCTCTAATTTCATTGTAGTAATCGTACCATAAGTCCTTTCTAAAGCCATGTATACTTCCATTTAGTCCAGAATTACTATTTATATTATACGTGTTAGGATCATTACAGAACTCTTCAGTTAGGTACTCTTTTTCTTTTTGTTCAGCTTCCTGTCGCGTAGAGTAGACGTGCAGTACTTCTTTCTTAAAGTTTTCGATACCTTCAATCTCAATTAGTTTTACTATAATGTTGCTACTGCTCATGTATACATCTTGTTCAGGATTAGGATGTGTTCTTACTCCTATATAGATTTTATTATTTTTTAGATTAGTAATCCTATAAACATAATGTATGTTATTCATATCTGTCATTTATAATAAATATTGACAGATTATAATTTCTACTCGATTAATTCAATAGAAGTCTGAGCTTATAAGTAATTTATTTGGATTGATCTTGCTCATTAATATATGCTTTATATTTTTCTTTATCTATTACTATCATTTTAGTAGGGGCAGGTGTACCAGTAAAGGGACAGTAGTTAATTTGAGTTGCATATTCTTCATTATGTGCCCACATTTTTCCTTCTTCATCTATTTCTATGTGAGTTATTGCTTGACCCCACATTCTATTAGGTGCTCTGTATTGTAAATTCTGTTGCATGGTTATTTCTTAGTATATTTTATATAATTAAATATACAATTTAAATTTGGCCATTCCAAAATTCCTAAAATACTAACGTGGTGTTCACCGCATAAACCTAATGTATGTTCTATAAGATGCATCATATTATATAAAATAAAAAACATCCCCACCAATTAAGGTGGGGATGTTGAGGGCGTGAATTAAGCAAATTCACTGTTTTTCATGCGGCGACGAGTAATGTTATACATCTCGTTAGCCATTTCTTGAGGCACAGAACGACGACCTGCTACTACGTTGCTAACATGGGATTCCGAATACCCAGTAAGTTCAGCAACACGAGTAACATCTCCTTGACGTTGGCGAGCTTTAAAGAAGTTAAGCTTCGCGGTGCGATTTAATTTGTTCGCACGAACTTTTGTTTGGTAACTCATAACTAAAAATTGAATTTTTATTTGTTTAAATATAAAATTTTATTTTACCCTCTCCAAATATTCTTTTATATCAATTCTACTTTTCTTTTCTTGATAATGAAAATCAGTATGACAATTTCGACATAACGGAATACATTTTTTAAGTTCTGTTTTTAAAGTTTCTAAAGTACAACTTTTATAATAAGGAATAGGATAATCTTTAGTATTAGGATTAATATGATGATAATCAATTAACCAATATCTTTTTTCTCCACATTTCTTACACCCGCAAATTGCTCTATGTTTATTTATAAAGGTTTGACCTCTATCATAACATGCTTTATTAGATTTACGTTGGTATTTTTTATACTTATCTTTATTTTTTTCATTATGAATTTTATTATAGGCATGTTGACATAATTTACATTTACCAGCACCCTTATAAAATTCACTTATTGGTTTAATTTTATTACAATTAGGACATATTTTATTGCTCATATATTATATTTTGGATCCGGTAATAAATATATTAAAACCGGATCCTAATATAATTATTTATTATGTTCTTCTAGAACTTTTAAAACATAATCACGAACTACCTCCCAAGACACAGGACCACTTAAATCAGCATAATTTACAGGATCAGGACGGCCGAGTTTAATAAATGCTTCAATACGTTCTACTGATGATGCTGATTTATAGTCTGAAAACCATTCTACCCATCCTTGTCCTCCATCCATACTAAATTGCGTTTGCAATTTGATCGTGCCAATAGGAATTGGTTTGTAACTCGTATTAGTACGCTTATACACTTCATCAAAATCAAGACCAAGTTTTTCACAACACTCTAATCCATCTTGCAATATACCAAATTTATCAGTAAGAAGATAAGGGGTATAAATTAATACTTTTTCAGCTTCCCAATTACCGATTCTAAATGCTTCCATATCAGCATCTCTAAACTCTTGACGGCAGTCAGGATAAATAGCGTGATCACCAGCGTGAATACCCATTGCAATATAACACTGAGTATTGTTTTTATTAGCAATTGATAATGCTACTGCTTGGATAAGTGAACTGAAGATTTTGTTGCGATTAGGAACTACAGTCTCTTTCATATTATCCTGTTCGTAATGTCCTTCGGGTACTTCTTTACCGCCTTCTACAAGAGCGGAGTTTAGAAGGTTTTGCAATCCTTCAATCTTAATAACTTGATGATCTACATAGAAAGGATAATCTATTGTTTTTTCTTTTTCATCAACAACAAACTGTCCGTTAATGTAGCTGATTAAACTCTGCGCTCTTTCAAGCTCTACTTTATGCTTTTGTCCATAATCAAAACTGAGGGCAGTAATTGCATAGTCGTTAGCCATTAAATGTAAAAGAAGGGTAGAACTATCCATACCTCCACTTAATGATAATACTGCTTGTTTTTTCATTTTATATAACTTTTAAACTTTTGTACGTTAAATTTAATATCTTCTATTTGCCCGCTCAAGTCTTTATCAAAGAAGTCTTCTAT